CGGAAATAGAAAAGCAAATCCAAATACTGAAGTCACTCATTGAAGAGCCGTCAATTGACACTCCAACAACCGAGCCGATAGATTGGAAGGGCCTATCTACTATATTCATTAATTCATTAAAATAACAAAAATGGAATTTACTAAAGATTCTGTTCTCACAGAGTTGAACAATATGAAGTCTGCTCTTGAGAACTCATTGACCGAGAAGGCCAATGCTGCTGAGAAAAATGTTGAAGCTAAGTTGGATGCAGTTAACTCTGCTATCTCTGAACTGAAGTCTGCTCAACCAGAAGTTACTGCTGCTGAAGTGTCTTCTTTGAAATCAAAGCTTGATGCTACTGTTGCTGGTTTGGAAATCCTTGCTTCACGCAAGAGTTCTACTAAGAAGGCTGCTTCTAAGAACCTTGGCGAAGCTATCGTTAACGCTATGAGTGAGAACGAGAAGTCTATCGTTTCTGTATCTAAGAAAGATGCTACTACTATTCAACTGAAGGAAGTTGGTGATATGACTATTGCTAACAACCTGACTGGTGCTATTCCTAACACTTACCGTGATGGTGTTGTTCCTGTTCCTTTCGAGATGATTCATGCTCGTTCTGTGTTCAGCGTAACTCCATCTGCTACCGATAGCTATCATTTCTATCGTCATGCAATCGGAGAAGGTGGTTTGGCTTTCCAGACTAACGAAAACTCTGCTAAGAGCCAATTCGATGAGGATTTGGTAGAAGAGACAGTAAACCTCAACTACCTTGCTGGATTCCTGCGTGTATCTCGCAAGATGTTGAAGAACTTTACTGCTTTGCGTTCTTACCTTGGCCGTTGGTTGCCTGAGAAGTACTACAATGCTGAAGATGCTCTTGTTTATGCTGCCATCAAGGCTGACGCTACAGGAACTCCTAACGCAACTGGTACTGATTGGTTGCAGCGTATCATCCTGACTATCGGTTCTCAGAAACAAGCTAAGTACAATGTCAACGCTATAATCGTTGGTGGTAATACTTGGGCTGAGATGCTGACATACAAGAATGTATCTGAGGAGTATGTTATTCCTATGGGTTCTGTTAGCATTGCTCCTTCTGGTCAGATGCTGATTTGTGGTGTACCTGTGTATACTGCTTCTTGGATTGACGCTGATGAGGCTCTTGTTTGCGATACTCGTTATATGGAGATTGTTCAGTCTGAAGGTCTTTCTCTTCAGTTCTTTGAGCAAGATGCTGATAATGTAACTAAGAACAAGATTACTGCTCGTATCGAAGCTTCTGTTGGTTTTGCTCTGCTTGACCCTGCAGCTTTCTGCGTAGTTGAGAAGTACATCGCTCCTTAATTTACTAACTCTAAATAGAAAGCCCTGCCCCTAACAGGGTGGGGCTTTTTTAATAATATGGACTACTACAAAAATGCCGACAAGTTAGATAGCTACATCCTTGGTGTAACTTATAACCAGGTTTCTGATATTGACAGAGGTACTGTAATCACAGAGCCTGTTACTCTTAATGAGTTAAAGAATTATTGTAAGATAGCCTACTCTACAGACGATGCTTTGCTTACTGCGTTAATTACTGCCGCAAGACAGGTTTGTGAGAACTATTCTTATGTTGCTTTGGCACAAAGGGAGATTACTGCTTGGATTAATAACTTCAATGGTGGAACCTATCTGCCTTATGGGCCTGTAGGAGATATTATTTTAGTGGAAGATATAGATGGTAATCCAGTTACCGACTATACTACTTCTGGTGGTCAGTTCAAGCAAATATTGACTCCTTTTGAGCCATTAGTTGTAACTTACGAAGGAGGGTATTCAACTACTCCAGACTTCTTAAAGGTTGCTATTATGGCACAGGCTTTATATATGTATGAGAACAGGGGCGATGCTCAGAGAGATACTCTCCAGGGTACAAGTCCTGTAGCTACATTAATCTTAAATACTATTAAGCGTGTATAAATTCAAGCACCAAATAGGTGAGTTTAATACTTTGCCAATATTTGAAAATTGGGATTACACTACCGATGAAGGTGGTGGAGTAGACAAGGTTTTGAACAATTCTTTTTATGCTTGGGCTAAGATGACCCCAAGGGTAGGTGGTAGGACATTCATAGCAGGTGATTTGCATGAGAACAACCAATCTACATGGATTTACGATATGGAGGTATTTATTCGTTACACGGATAATATCACTTCTGATTCCACAATGGTTTGGGATAACAAAAGATACGCTATAAACTACTATTCTATTGACGGAGAAGGGAAGGAAAGGTTCATAAGGCTTTATGTTACTATGACTGACAATCAGTTGGTCACAGGAGGCATAATAACTCCTACTACACCTGCTTATGTCTATAATTACGAAGGCATAGGAGGCGAGAGTGAGGTACAGGCAAATGAACTTATTAACAAGACTATTTTGGGTGTTTTCAAGGATGGTCTCTCCAAGGAGATAATCTTTTTGGGTACTCCCGATGATGGTCAGGTTAAATACACTCCTGCTCAAGGCAAATTAGAATTCGGGATATCTTTCTTTACAGGAGAAAAACTCCAAGTGCAGTATATATGAAAAAGCTTATAAATAGCCTTTCGTCTGATAAGTTCCAAAAGGAAGTCACTAAGGCTATGAAGAAGTATGTAGATAAGGTTGTAAAGGATGCCAAGACTTATGCCCCATCAAGCTATTATAGGGAAGAAAAGGGGGAGCTTGTTTCTTACCCAATAGACATAGCCTCCTCCATATCTGGAACCGTAAGCGACTCAGGGGCTTCTATAGATGTTAATACTAATTTAGCTGCCTATGTAGAGTTCGGTACAGGTAGGTTTGCTGAGAAAATCTTAGGCACATATCCAAAGGAATTTCAGGATATTGCTTGGTTTTATTTCAGAACTGGGGAGGGTAAAATAGTGGGAAATCCGTATCTTATACCTGCTATTGTAGAGAATGAGGATATGGTAGATAAAGAGATTCAAAAATATTTTGATAAATTATGATAGACTTAAACTGGTCGCTGCGAAAAGCGTATTATTCTGCCTTGTCGGACATCCCAGATGCCGCAGGTACAGGCTATGTTCCTGTTTATTACTTTGCAGCACCTCCTAACAAAAATATGACCGAGTACATAGTTTACAGGTCTATCACCAATAAAGACGAGAGTACAAAATCCTCGTCTGATACTCGGACATTTATAATCGTAGAAATCTACACTAAGCAGATGAATACTAACCCTGGAAAGAGGGTTGATGAGATAGCTGCTGCCGTGTACGATAGGGTTTATCCTAACCAAAATACCCATCTTCAGATAGAGGGCGGTCAGATAGTAACTACCCAAATGACCTTTGAATTGGTGAATCCTTATAATGTCATTTCGGGGGAAGTTTACCTGTCAAGGTTCCTAACCTTCAAACATATTATTTATCAAACTTCAGATTAATTATTTATTTTTGTACCTATTAATTAACAACTAAAAATTAGAAAAAATGGCTGAACATAAACTATCAGGTGATGATGTAGTCCTGATGATAAGCGATGATGGAACAACTTACGATACTGTAGTTTGTTTGACTTCAAATGGTATCACTCGTGCTACTAACGAGATTGATGCTAAAACAAAATGTGGCCCAGACAAATTGCCTGGAACTCAAGAACTCGCAGTAAACTTTGAAGGTCAGATTGCCTACGATACTGCAAATGCTTCTTTGGAAGATTTGTATGACTACTGGGCTAACAAGACTACGGTTTACTGGAAGATGGGGCCTGCTTCTCCTGTTACAGGTGATATCACTTTCTCAGGAACTGGTTTCATCTCTGCGTTGGATGATACTTATGCTATGGATTCTCCTGGTACTTTTAGTGGTACTATCGGAGTTTACGGTAGCATGACTATGTCAGTTGAGGCGTAATTTATAAATATGAGTTATATACAAATTGAAATTAACGGAAAGCCGAGAGGCTTGAAGTTCAATCAGATGGCAGTAGTTACAATGACCAAGTATTTGGACTTTGATAATGTAGCTGCAACTTATGGTTATGCTTTAGTGTATGCTGGTCTTGTGTCGGGTTGTTATGTGAAGAGAGAAGAGCCTGATTTTACATTTGAGCAAGTTTGTGATTGGGTTGATGAAATGTCAGTAGATGAACTGATTAAAATCAGGGATGTGTTTGAGTCGACCCAAAGTTTCAAAGCGTTGATAAGTAATGCCGAAGAAGTCACAAAAAAAAAGCCGAAGAGAACCAAAGAGAAAGCCTAAAAATCGCTTTGGGCCATCTTGGATGGACAGAGAGGGAGTATTATGAAAGTAGCCCTGAAAGCGTATATTATGCGATTCAGGGCTATTTTGATAAGATGAAGATAGAAGAGAATTGGTTTAGGACTTTGGGTTGGATAAGTTATAAAGTAGGTGGAGGTAAAGAGAAGAGCATAAGTAAGTTTTGGTATATAGAAGGAGATAAGCCTATTAAGGATGCGAGGAGCAGGTTGGGGTCAACTCCTGAAGAAGTTAGGGCAAGTATAGAAAAGATAAAAAAGGCACATAATATAAAGTAATGGCTAAATTAAATATAGATTTTGCGGTCAATTTAGGTAATTCGGTAGGTGAAATAAATAAAGTAGTTACCGCATTAACTAACCTTAATTTACAGGTAAACGATTTAGCCAAGAATTTAAGTTCGTTATCGAATAAAAAGATTGCACCAAAGGTAGAGGCTGAGATAAAGCTAAAAGAGACATCTATAGCACCTATGAAGGTTAAGGTAGATGCCGAACTTCCTAAAGGGCCATTAGGTAATGTTTTTGATAGGTATATACAAGGTGCTACCAATGCAAAGACCGTTACTGAGTTTTTGAAAGAGGAAGAGAAGAGGCTTACTGCTGAGATTAAAAATCTTCAACAAGTAGCAGGTAATACTACGAGCCTTGTTAAATATACTTCCGCATTAAAGCAGATAGGTGAAAAAAGTAAGCAATTAAGTGCAATAAAACTTGCCGACCCATTTAATAAATTAAGTGCTTCTGCTAATCAGGCTAACCTTACATTAGTAAATGTAGGAAGGGTAGCACAGGATTTGCCATTTGGCTTCTTGGGTATTGCTAATAACTTGAACCCATTAGTTGA